TATTCTTTCTCTCTCAATTCATTAATCACAGATATGCCAATTATTATTTTCATCTCGCCATCACCGTTCTCATACCGCTTGCCTCAATGCGTTTCTAACAATAGGCACTAATACCCGTTCAGCGTTTTCCATGTCAGCTAAAGATAAAAATGAGTTTAAATTCAGGGTTATGTTAATTGCCCTACCGCCACCACCACGAACATCATCTTTTTTAGTAACTGTAACAAGCTCGCCAGGCGCTAATCCCACCATAGTCGCTCTATCACCACTTCCGCTACCTGGTACAATAAACTGGCCACCTTCAGCACCTCTCCACGGTGATGTTGCTGCGGAACTACCCCATTGTGGTCTGCTTGCCCCGCCACCGCTTCCACCACCGCTCCCACCGATAAGGTTAGGGGCACTAAACCACATATCGCCAAGTGATTGAAATAAGGCTATAATCATTTGAACAATGCCAACAGCCTGGTGATATAATTCCCATAGTATTGGAGTAGCATTATCAACAAATGTCCGAATGGCGTCCTCCATATTAGTAGCTGCGATTTCAAACTCTGGGGCAAGTGCCTCTGCTACTTCTTTACCTTTATCTCTAATTCTAATAAGTGTACTGGCTATTCCAGTCCCCACAAAATATACAATTCGCTCCCAGTTGGTAAACTCATTTTCATTGTCTATGACAGCGTTTCTGATCTCTTCCACATCCTCCTTGGTAATGTCTCTCATCGTGTCCATCGCTGGCGCAATAGAAGCTATTGACGGTATCAAAACATTGAGTATATAATTACCCCAATCGGTAAACCATTTGATTATACCGCCCACTGCTTCAACTATTGCTGGCCCATGTTCTTCTACAAACTCAGAAAGTGCTCCTACTAACTCAGAAAGCATAGGCAACAACATGAGACCAACCTCTTCTTTTAAATTCTGAAATTGTGTTCGCAAAACCCCAAATTTATGCGCAGCAGTCCCAACCACCTCTGGCATATCAGCAGTATTTTTCATTAGCTTTTCCATTACTTGATTCATAAGTGCTGTCTGCTGTTCTGTCTTGGTTAATTCAGTTGCTACTAATCCATTGGCTTCTGCAAAATCTTCATAAGCCTGCGTTAGATCAACTTGAATTCCCAAGTTGTCAAGGATCATGGGAGATAATCGGCCAATGCCCCTTACCATACTTTCCATCATATAATCCATATCTTCACCAGTAGCCGCTGCCACCTTTGTTAGATACTCCATAGCTTCAGGGAGGTTCTCAGCAAAGTCCTTGCTAACTAACTGGGTAGCAAGATTGAAGCTCTTCATTAGTTTAGTGTTTGATACCATACCAAGAGAAGATGCCTTGAGGGCTTTTAACATGGCTCTACTCCCACCCTCATAACTCTTTGTCATCCCTTCAAACGCTTTTGTGATTCCCTCAATCGGCATGGCATCTTTTGCCAGTTTATAAGCTCCTCTTCCAATAACCACACCAGCAGCCACAAAAGCAGCGGCAGCAACAGTAGCAACTGTACCAATTTTACCTATAACACTGGTAACGCCCCTAAGCTTGCCTGACGCTTGATCGGTTGCCTTAATAACAACTTCAACTATATTTTTACTTGCCACTTGTCCATCCTCTTAATCTGTAATACCATTCTTCGGTACACTCTTCTTCAAACTGCCATGGTGACATACCACATTCATCAGCCATTAACTTTATTTTTACCCAGTCTGGTAGTATTGCTTTTAATCCTTTTCTGAAGGCTCTGATTTCGTTGATGGTTTCCCATCCACAGTAGGGTTTTCTTCCTCGTTCTCTCCAGAAACGGCTTTAACTAATGTCATAAACTGTTCTTGATTTGCATCAAGTAATGTATCTCTTGCCTCTTCCCTGTCTTTTGGCTCGGTAATATATGGTAACAAGAACTCGACCATATCATCAATGGATGAGGGAGAGGCTTTCTTATCCTGCATTCTATCTGCAAGCTCCATTCCCTTTTTAACGCGCCTCAAATATCCCGGCGTTTGTGCATTCGGTAATTCAAATACTAACTTGCTCATTTCGTTCCTTTCTATTAAGGTAGTGTCGGCAGTGAATCTGCTACCACTATAATTGTTGAGTATGCAGCTTCGGTTGTGTTGTATTGTCCTCTGAATATCACATCAACAATGTCATTACCGTTATCTTCACCAATCTTTTCAAACTTCTCATACTGCCCAGCAACATCTATAATAAGAGTCTTATAGGTATAACCTCCTGCTGTTGCCAATGCAGAACCTTCTACTTTTATTCGGATTAGCCGTCCAGCATGTCCGCCGTCTTTCCATAACTGCTTTTCATCGCTTGAGTTTCCATCCCATTCAAGCGTCATTCTTAATACAATACTTGGATTGACTAATGCGGCTCTTGGGAAATATAACTGCCCGCTTGCCGCAGGTCGTGCCTGGATTCCTGTTTCTACTTCAAAATCAAAACCCATCAGAATACTATTAACCGCTGAATCACCAAATGAACCAGTGTCAGGGTCAATGTATAACTGAGCCTTTGAAAAGACAATACACTCTACTTCAGGAAGTGCAGCACTATCAGTAAAATCTTGCTGAATCGTTACCGCCTCCGCTGCCTGGTCGCCTAATGTTTCTGTAACTGTTAGCACATCATCAGTACAGGAAACTACTGTATAAGTACCATCGTTACTTGTTGACCCCTCTATCCGCACCATACTCCCATCTGGAAACTCGTTTGCACCCGCAAATTGTCCGGCCGCCGTTGGTGTAATTGTTTCTGGTGGTCCATGTGCCTGTACTGCATCCGCAATAGCAAGTTTCAGGCGTTCAGCTTGCCTTGCTTCAAAAGTACCGCTAATCATTATCGGCATTTTCGGTCTACCGGATAACTTGAAACTTGTCAAGAATGCGTATGGCAGTATTTCCATTTCCTCATTATCGCCAGCTTCAATAGTGTAAGTCTGGAAGTCGTTTACCGGCTCAATATACGAGAATGGATAAGTATAAATATCCCCAGTTCCACCATCAGCAACGGCGGTATTATGAAGTAAAACGCCAGCAGACAAGTAGTACGGCAGTTGTTCAAATGTGGCCGGATTCTCTTCAATCTCTAATACTGCCGACTTGTAAGGATTGCATACCCGTTCAACATCTACCAGATAACCAATATCTTCATCTGGAAAGTGCATTACTCTTTGGTCATCAACCGTACCAGTACATCTCAATACAGACGTAGCCAGCCCGATTGTACCTTTTGTTGCAGTTGCTTCTTGAAACAACTGTATGCGTCTTAATCGTTTAATTCCGCTCATTCGTCACCTCTTTTATTTTCCTTTCCGCCCACACGCATTTTGTTTGCCTTGGGCTTTGGCTTTTCATATACACCGTTCATGGTCAGGTAATCTTCTCCGCCATACTTTTTTACTTCTTCAACGGATAAGTTCCTTGCGGGTATTCCGCGAAGAGATCCGCTAACATGCACTAATCCTATTTTCACCATCTTCACCTCTTTATATTGTAATTTGGCCCTTGACATCCAACTCCATTTGCCATCCGATTGAACCTGTCCCGGCGTATTCCATATATCCAAATGTACCCCTAAAGTCTGTGAACGTATCCACAGAGTCGCCTATTCTCGGATCAGCAATCAGCTTTTTATGTATTTGTATCCTGTATGGCAACGCTGCCTTATAGGCTGTCGGTAGATTTTGCCTTGATAGGTGTATTTCAATAACAATCGTGTCAATGCACTCGTCCCAATCCTTAGTACCGCCCAACGTTTCAAATTCTTTAATATAAACAAGTGAGAAAGGATACTGATTCATAGCTTCAGGCGGTCCAACAGGTGCGGCTTTTATTTCTGCCGCAATAGTCTGTACCATTGTCTGAATATTGGTCAGGGCAGTTTCGAGGTCGTAACTCATATAGTAACCTTTCTTAAATAATCCACAATCATCCGCACATCTGGGTCAAGTAGTTTCACATATTTCAACTGACCCAATTCCGCAACTGCTCCGGTGTCCTGAAAGCCCTGCTGCCCTCTCTTGAAGTTCCTCGCGCATTGAATAATCGTTGCTTGTTTCACATCATCAGGAACGGCAGCAGCATAGCCAAACTTACCGACTATAACTACTGACTTCTGAAATGACGGCCAATGCGCCCAATTACCATTTAACACGTCTAACTTTATAAAGTTATATGGCAATCCCTCAAGTAGTGCATTGTACGGCTTCATAAAATAATCAGTAGCGGCAAGGGCGGTTAAGTCTGTAATATCCCCCGCTTCTGCTATTGACACAGTTGTTGGAACGGCAGCCATTTCGCCTACTTGCAATTCAACCTCACCCTCAGATGTAAACCACCTGGTTGTGTCCGCGTTCACATAATAAGCGCCTGGCTCTCGCTTCGTGTAGCGGTCTATTGCTCTTGAAGCTCTTGTTGCTAATAGGGCAATCAGGGCATCATAAGCCGCCGTCCAGTTGCCATCCGGCATAGCTGCCTTTACTTCATCGGCAGTGCAATAATCATTCGCCATTGTCTATTTCTTCCTCATACATATCTGATACGTCACCATCCCATGCTTCAGGCTTTGCAGCTATTTCCTTGGGGGTGGCATAACGGCCACCCCTTCTGGTTGATTTTTTCCCATATCTGCGGAGTACCGCTTTTCTAATATTTGGGTCAATCTCTTCAATAACCACATTCTTGCGTGCGGTTTTTGCTGCTTTCTCTGTCATTATTTCTTCAACCCATATCTACGAATTATCGCCTTTGCAATTACTGAGTCAGTTTTTTTAATGACTTTCTTTTTACGCGGTTTGGCAGTCTTTTTAACTACTGCTTTCTTTATTACTGCTTTCTTTTCCATCATTTACCTTTCTGTTAGCTTATCAACTCAACAGCAGCACCACTAAGGTCTGCGCCTGTTATAGCATCCATGTTCCCGTACAGAATTCCGCGATCACTTGCATCCCATGTCGTAGCTCCAAAACTCATGCAGTCTTTTAAGATTAGTCGTGCTGGGCGGGAAGCCGGAAGAACAGGAAGCAAGAAACCACTCGCCATTGTGAAAAGTGCATCATTAGTGTTTGTGAATAAACAGTTGTCAAAAACGGTGTAGCGATCAAAGCCAGTCCCATCTGCAACCTCTACCCACGCGCACCCGGTATGACCAGCAAACATGGAAAAGTGACAATGTTCAAATATATTTCTGTGCGTTGTGGTATCCATCAATAAACCAACCATCCCTGTTCCGGCGGAAATAGTATCAACGCCGATTGTGCAATTAGCGAAGGTATTTTCTTCACAGCTATCACCAATTAATAATAATGATGCGCCACCGTTAATTGCCTGGCTTGCATGTCCACCGCCAGCGAAGTGAACGTTCTCGAAATAGTTACGCCCACCAGTTACCTGAACATTAATATTTGCTACTGCCTCGTCTACACCCTGAAAGATATAGAAGTCTTTGAATAGGCATCCACTTCCAGTAATATTGAGCAGTGGCGTTTCACCTGTTACGGTTTCGTTATGTATCCTTGCTCGTTTTGCCACTCGTGTCGGCGCACACACACCGATTAGATGTGTATAGCTGTTCGACCAAGTAAGCGTTTCAGCTAAAGTATCTCCTGTTGCTCCACCAAGTAGAATTACCTTGTCATTTGCCCCATCGGTTGTTAGTGCATAGGCGGCAGCAACGGATGCTAACGCACTATCCCATGACAAGCCGTCATGGGTGTCATCACCATTTGCTGGGTCAACAAAAAACTCCGTACCGTTTCCGCTTAGCATTGTGTCTCCACCATAGATAACTAAATTACCAGCCAGCCATTTGGAGTACAGTCTCATATCAGTCATAATAAAACTCCTTTATTTGTAAGGGGGTATTTCTACCCCCATATTGTTAATCAATAATCATCGAGGGCAACCCATCGCCTGCATAACGAGGCAGGACTTGATAAGTTACGGCTACGATGTTGTTTACGCTTGATGCGCCTACGACTGCTGATATGCAGTCGAATCCTGGAAGGATCGAAGGATCAATCACAAAGACAACCAGTTTGTTAGTTGTGCCAACGCTAAGCGTATAGTTTGCCGCGTCAGTTGCTCTTGTGAATCCATCAGTCGTGCAATCCAAGTTGTAATAAATCGGGAAAGTTGCTGTAACAGCTACTTCTCCGGTTGCGCCAACGTCAGTTGCTTTTGTCAGACTGAGAACAGCTTGATCAGCCGCTCCCTGCGTCATGTGAAAGATAACCAGTACCTTGTGCGCCAGTTTCAGGCTGATGTAATCACCAGCCAAAGCTCCCGCGTTAGTCTGCGGTTCAAGAGCTTGAATTAATCCCACTTCTTCGGGGATCATAAAGTTTTTACTCATAATTTTGTTCTCCTTTAATCAATAATCACCGATGGGGGCGTTGCTTGTTTGTACCGATTGTCTAAGACATAAGTACATCCAACAATGTTTAGAATGTTAGAAGCCGCAGCATAACCCTTTACACAATCAAATCCAGATGAGAACTGAGAAGCATCAAACTGAAATACTACCAGTTTTACTTTCAGTGCTACATCGAGTGTATAAGTTGCCGCATCATCTGCCCTTGTAAAAATATCGGTGTCACAATCCAGGTTGTACCAGATTGGATGCTTTGCTGTAACTACAGCTGCATCGTCTCCGGCTACATTAATTGCTTCATATAGGCTTAAGACTGCCTGCGCGGCGTGTCCTTGTGCCATGTGAAATACTACCCAGATTTTATGGGCTGTTTTCATACTAACCCAATCACCGGGAATAGCCGCAGTGTTTACTTGCGGCTTGAATCCGTTAATCAATAGTCCGCCTTGCGGTAGTTGTAAGTTAGACATTATCTTGTCTCGATCCCAATGAACGGGCTGAGGGTTACTGCGCTATTCGCAGGTGTCAAAGTTCCCGGCCATGAAGGCTGTCCGTCCACACGATATACGAACCTGAAGCAGGTTTCATCAGTTATAAACTGAACGTGAATCGATGTTGCTTTCTGCATAGTGCCTTTATCAATTAGCCAATACTGTGAGAGGTCGGCAAAGATAATATCGCCTACCGTTCCAACGGTCTGGCAGTGCTCAACAGGAATTACAGGGCGGCCATAGAGTGTTGCATACGGCGATGCCGATAATCCACCAGCGGGCAAGTAAACTGGAATACCAGTTGCGCCTACTGCTACGTACATTGAGTGTAATTGTGGTTCACAATCTTGATTGATCAGCCATACGCCATTCTTACGAAGTGGTGCAAACATGCGTGACCACATATTTACGATGTTCTCGCTAACAATAGTGTCAGCGGGCTGTCCCGCTTCTTCTGCGATTGCGATAAACGCTGGTGCGTTGACAATACCTAAAGGCTGTCCTGCACCAGTTCCATTGATGATCGCCGCTTCCACTTGATAAGTGAATTCCATTTGGAACGCCCAAGAGATAATCGCTTCTAATGCGACTGCATCCTGAAGTAACTCATCTGTGGCATAGCAAAGACCAATCAATTTGTTTAGTTCAAGCAATAACTGGCCGAATGTTGGATTGGTTGCAAGTTTAGTTGCGCCTTCTGCTTTCCAATAAGCCAATACTCCACCCCAACGAGAGCCGTCATCTCGACTGCCTTCGTCAAGATAGTTTGCCCGCAAGCTGTTTGAATTTGCTGAAATAGGCATCCTTTTAACCCGGCTCATAATTTCGCCTTCGGTAAACACAAGCTTAAGCATTTCAGATGCAAAATCTTCCTGCACCAAGAACCCACCATCAGCGGGTACGCCTTCACTCATTCCGGTCTGTTTCTGTTCGATCAAGCGGGGGTCGGTATAACCGCGCCCAGCTTTTGCAATGCTTGTCAACTGTTCACCAAAACTCTTGAAGCCCATAGACCCACTTGAAGGAGGAACATCTACTGCCATACCTTGTATAGCAGCTTTAGTTCCAAGTCCTTTAGTCAAGAAGTCTGCGTGCTCGTCAAGTTTCATAGCGACTTTCAGCTTTCCGGTTAAGTCAGTGGCTTCTGCTACCAGGTTACTAATTTCGTCTGCTACCTCGGACGGCATTTCATCTTCCTTGCCCTCCCATTCGTCAGAAATTAGACTGGCTTTACCAACCACTGCTTGTAATTTTTCTCTAATACTTTCAATGTTCATTTCAATATCCTTTTATAATGCTTCGATTTGTTTTTTAATAAGCTCTAATTTACTAAGTGCAAGGAAAGTGAGTGCGGGGTTGGCTTTATCAGCTTCCCACGGCTCGGCTGTTTCCATCAGCTCTTTCAAATTAAAGAATAGCGATCCGATTTCGTCCACCCGACTGTTGAAGTATCCAGCTAAACCGCGCTCTATCTCTTCTGCTGATAGTGCTAATGTTTTGCTGATGGCTTCAATAAACTTAAAATCAGGCGGTGTTTTATCGAATTGTTTATAATGTTCTGCCAGGTGGTCATATACTCCCTTTCTATCTGTTTCTGGAATATCACAACTCGGCTTCATTAATTCAGACATAGCAATCGCCACGCCTTTCCATACTGCCGGCCCAACTCCATCATCAATTATTCTGTGGTGTGCTAATTTCATTTCGCTTCCGGCATAAGCGTAGTGTTCTTTTACTCTGCTTTTTTCTGCTTCTGATAATACTTCCCAACTTTCTTTAGTAAAATCATCAAGCTCTATTGGAACCCATTCTCCGTCATCTATTCCAGTGTCCTTATATTGGACGGCTGATTTAGATGCAACAGTAGCTGGGTTCATTCCCCAATTTACGTCTGAAATATCCCACAACCTCAGTTCACGCAAATTTCTAACTAACTGGCCTTTCCCCTTGACTTCCTCAAAATCAAATTTTATAGGGTCAAAGCCGAATGACATTTCTTTTATTGCACCCGTGAGGATGCCTTGCAGCACTTCTTCTCCTCTTGGAGTATCTAAGTATTCCCGCTCTACTAACAACCCACCAGTAGCTTCCGGGAATTTCTCTTTGATAATGTCAGGTAATTTACTTTTCGTTACTTCTTCGATGTTATTAATAACAGCTATTGGAGGGTCACTGAATTTATGCTGCCATAAATGGCGGATGTGATCCATGCCTTCTTTGATGGTTTTCTTAAACGCACCCTTATGAATCCGATCTGCCCCCAGATCAATGTTGCCGAAAATGGCAGCAAATCCAGTAACCCTTCTCCCTTCTACTTCTTTAGTCTGACTTATGTGTGACTTATATTCCATAATTGCTCCTAATCCTCATAACAAACTGTCATATCAAACCCAGCACCATTAGTGCCGTCCGTGCTGTTCTGTATTCTTACAATCAATCCACAATTAGCATTCATTCCTCTTGGCTTAGGAAATATGAATGTGCCAAAGTCTTTTTTAGTACCAGCCGAATAATCAAATTCAGAGGTATGATATTGCACTTCATCTCTCCAACATAGATAAGCGTATAAAGTACCCGCGCCAATATTTGTAGTGTGATCCCACCTCAAACCAGTGTTAGCTCCACCAAACTGCGAGGCCTCTCTTTCAATAGTTACTACTGCTCCGGTAACATCAGTTATCCTGACAATCTCGCCATTGGGCTTATGTGCTGAAGAAGTAATCCAAATCAAGTCGCCTGCTATAAAATCAGAGGCATCATCAAACGTCAAAACAGTAGCGCCCTCATCCCACGCATTGCCAGCATCTCTTGCGGCTCTAATGAGGTTTACTACTCTATAAACTCCGCCCCTGAATGCTTTATCCGTAATAGTCCCATAAATATTATTACAGATATAATCCCATCTTACGGTTACTACTTCAGGAGCAATTAACACCACCGGCTCACCCCAATAATCAGCCGTTGAAGCTGCGCCATTTGTCTTGTCTTCTGCATCCGTTGTTATTGCTATCGGACTTCCAGCAGTCCCCTCACCATCAGGGAACGGGTAAATATGTACGTGATTATCTCTTCGTAATGTATCGCTGAAGTTTGCCCAGAAGTTAGCATTACCGGCATCAATCCTTGCACCATCATTACCACCACTTGAACAATCTTTTATAGTCCAGTAATTACAATCCGCATCTATATTAAATCCCGCTGTTTCATGCCCAACTGATGTGCAATTATATAAAACGCCAATATCAGCACCATTAGAGATGTTATACCCAACGGTTGTAGTATTCCCAACTGTGTTGCAATCATATAACCTGGTTTGATCACCGTCCAAATCCCAGCCGGTAGTTGTCTGAAGTCCTGCCGCGCATCTCCTGAATAGGTTGCCCGTTCCAGTTACGTGAAAACCAACCGCACCAAGTTTAACTTTAGTGTCACTAATGACATTATCAATACCAGATACAAGCATACCAATCTGACCGCCTGTTGGCATTACGGTTAGCTTGCCTTCCACCTTGCAATAATTACCAGAAATTGTTAGCGGTACTCCTGCGTCACCAGCAAAGATAGTACCTATCTCGCACCACAATTCAACCGAGTTCTTATTTAATACTATATTTTCCGCATATACACCAGCTTTTATAGAGATGGCATCTCCGGCGGCTGCCGCTGCGATTGCAGCCGTTACCGTTTCCTTTGCCGCTTCTGGCGATAATCCACTTCCGGTATCATCAGCTTGGGCAGCATCCACATAATAGACATCGCCGGTAAATAGTTTCTCGTGGTGATTAAGTCTTACGCCTGGACTATGAACGCTCATACTATACCCACCACCCCACCATTTAATGTTAATTTTGTCATAAGGTCCCGTTTTTTTGTAAAATTATCCATTAGCACCAGTCCTGCTATTCCATTTTTTTATCGCTTCTTCCAGCGTCTTCCCAACCGCAAGTCCCCTACATCCTTTTGTGACACACTGAACGAATCCACGTTTATCCCACTTTAGTTTGTTAAAGTAAACCAATATCAACAACCCTGGAATTTTAAATTTGATAGATTTCGGATATACTTCTGTGTCGTACACAAGATTGCGTTTTCCACAAAATGGACAGTGTTTTAATTCGTTTATCTTTGTCATACTATTCCCACCACTCCATATTCTCTAATCAATGGACGCCATACTGCTTCAAATATCATAATGAATTCTGCGCCACCACCATCGCTTGTGTAATTGAATCTTAGATAAGTTGTTCCCCCGTTCTTAGCGTTGACAATGAATGGGGCGTGTAGGTCAAGCCCAACAGCACCATCTATGATTCGCACCTGATCAGATTTCAAAGCAGTAACCGCTACCCCTGCCTGTGCTACTCTCAAGATATGCGTTTGTAATGTACTCGCTGATAAATCAGTTCCTGCAGCAGAAGTGATCTGCACCACGTTTGCGTCACCATCAACCAAATCAAACCCGGCTGCCGTAATTGCTGATACATCATCAACATCTGTGAATACACCAGACAGGCGTAAAATTTCAACAGCACCACCTATGGTAAATAGGTTCTCGTCCTGCGCTCCGGCGGGTGTTCCATCAACTGAGAGCCGTTTACTTGCAACTGATCCAAGTTGTGAAATATAGCAATAAGCAGAGTTAACAACCATGTCCGCGATTGCGGGGGCTGCTAATCCTAATTGACTTCCTGGTTTATGTACTGTCATTTAATTCTCCTATTCATTATGTTGGCGGATAATAAGGGCGTAGCCTTCCATAACACTCAACTAATGGCCGCCATACAATCTGCCAGCATATTTGAAAATCCATCGCACTCCCATCCGTTGTATAATTAAATCTCATTCTTGTATCTGCTCCATATTTAGCTGACACTACAAACGGTGCGCTCAACTCCAAACCTACTGCACCATCCACTATTCTTACCTGGTCGCTATCCATAAAATTAGCCACCGCGGTGCTTTTGTCAATCCTTCCTAACAAAGAATGAAGCGTGGCCCCGGTGCAATCTACCCCATCCAATGTTATGTCTACAATGTTTGTTCGATCATATAAGTCGTAATGCACTTTCGTTGGCGCGCCTGTCACATTGTCAACGGCGTAAAAGAATGACCAGAACCGCAGCACCTCTATCGTACCCGTTACCGTTGCAAACTCTTCTGAATACGATCCTGCCGGTCCAATCCCTTCGACAACACGACACTGAACCATATTTGTTCCAGCCCGCCGGTAATAGTCATAAAAACTATCAGAGGCAATTATCATGCCCCACTTCCACGCAAGCGTTAAAAACGGAT